GGAAGTCTGAATTTGCTTTGTTCAAACCCCGCAGAGTTCCAGAGTTTTACGACGCTGAGGATGATGCGGAGAATGATATGGATTACGACGCCGAATTCGCACGGTTTAAGGAGTCTAAGCAGTATCTATCTTGGAATAAGAATGAAACTGTGCAGGTTCCTTTAAACTTGTCAGGGGCAGCGAGAGTACATACCTCGCTGCCCTCAATCAGATTGGCTCCTATAGCTGGGAGCCTGACCGCAGATCTCTCTCAGAAGAAACCGACGGAATGCCTCTCTACCGAGTTGGCAAATCGGGTTGTTTCTTTAGAGAAGGTGGTCGAGCGGATACTCCTGACGCAGTCCGAACTGCTACAGAGCTCTTCCCAGAGCTTGCGCAGTTTGGATGGCCTCAGAGAGGATCTGAAGCGGAGCTTCGATCTTTGCTGCTCCAAGCTAGCAGATTTCGAGCTACTCAATGCCCGGAACGAATCAGTTCCTGTTGCGAGCAGCTCGCAAGTCTTTACCCCTCCTCAAGGGCCCGAAGGTGCTTCCGCGCTGGCTGGGACCGGGGAGAGTGCGAAGCAGAAGTCGCGAAGATCGCGACGACGTCGCAAGAAATCAATCGCAAAGCAAGTCCAGGAGTCCCGCTCTCAGCAGTTGCAGTCAAGAACGGTCAAATCATCGACCAGCACTTAGACTTTGTTGTCGGTGCGGTCGTTGATCGGTTGGAGTTGCTCCGAGACACCAGCCTTGAAACCATGTTACGGATGAGCCCCGTGGAGCTTGTAGCTTATGGCTACTGCGACCCAGTGCGTTTGTTTGTCAAGCAGGAGCCCCACCCAGTCAAGAAATTGGCTGAGGGGCGGTTTCGCTTGATTTCCTCCGTTTCCTTGGTGGATCAACTAGTAGAGAGAATGCTGTTTGGCCCGCAGAACCAGCTTGAGATCGTGGAGTGGAGATCCATTCCATCGAAGCCAGGCATGGGATTGTCGGTTGCCGAGCAAGCTCAATCCATCTTTCACGAGGTGCGATTTAAGCATAACCGTTCTCCTGCTTGTGAGGCAGACATCTCCGGCTTCGACTGGTCCGTTCAGGACTGGGAGTTGTGGGCCGACGTTGAAATGCGCATATCCCTTTCTAAGGGGATATGTGATGAGACGGCGAATGCCATGCGAACCCGGTTCTACTGCTTTATGAACTCCGTCTTCCAACTGTCCAACGGAACTCTGATTGAGCAAGGCCTTCCAGGTCTTATGAAATCAGGATCCTATTGCACATCATCAACTAATTCACGAGTGCGTTGTCTTATGGCTAGCCTCATTGGAGCTGATTGGTGTATTGCGATGGGTGATGATTCTGTTGAGGCATATATTCAAGACGCCCGAGCGAAGTATGGAGCGCTGGGGCACACTTGCAAGGATTACGTCCCTTGCAGTGTTGGTCCAGATGGCACACTTGAGAGCTTCAACTTTTGTTCGCATTTTATTGCTGAACGAGAGTTTCACCTCACGTCGTGGCCGAAAACTTTGTTCCGGTTCCTCTGTGACGGGGAGAGTTCGTATGATGAATTGCATGCAGAGCTGCATTCTTGCCCAGCTTGGCCGAGAATCGTAGCATATCTTCGTCTGGTTGGGAAACTCCCAGACAAAACCTATTGTGGAAAGCCAAGCAGAACCCATGGCGACCCGGCTAAGCAAGAAGCAACTGGCGACTTTAATAGCTGCGACTCGCAACGTGAGCGTCTCCAACAGCCCCTCAACTTCACAGAAGAGACGGCGGCGGCGCAGGCGAAACAAGGGTTCCGCCAACCTCATGAACACCGTGACGGTGCCAGCTGCC